TCGTCTTCCTACTATTCCCACATAGCCTTTTGTATGTGGGACGAGATTATTAACCGTACGGGTTAATAATACTGACCACTGCGCATCTCCACGTGAGACACGACTTCATTTATGAATACACGGGGTATTCACAGTAAACAACTCTGTGGTTGTAATACTTGCTAACACGGCATACGTCACTAAACGGCAACATACATCGCGCCACATTTCTGTTGGTTTCTACTCCCCAACACTGAGCTTCGATATTCTGTGTAGGTTGGATGTCTAACATTAGTAAGATGGATCTTAACTGTTGTTTATCCAACGTTCTCCGTAAGAACATCAACAACGGATATTTGTTGAGCACTCCTTTATCAGGGTCATCACGCCACTGATTATTTCTTGAGTACTCCACACTGCCCATCATTTCGATAGGACCTATGGGTTGAAGATTGATCTTCCTAACCTTACGTGCAGGTGTCCAGACATCGTCGCTCTTTCCATATGAGGAAAGGACCATCTCTTTTTTGACATCGCATCCAGCCATTTCAATCGCTCTACGCTCCACTTCACCCACGTGATGAGACAGATATTCATTTGTAGCATTTGTCGGCACTACTAACCGTTGTTCCCTTTTGTCATTATCACTGTCTCGTATTACCCTGTAGCCCATCCATCTGCTGTTTGATGGTCTACTAGGACCATATTCGATCCCTTTCTCCCCATTCAGGATACTACGACACACGTCCCTCTTAAGGTACGTACGACTCTGCATAGCCGGAACTAGACACTCGGCGAACCATCGATTGTTGGTTCTATTCACCAGTGTCCATGCCATACTACTCCAAGTGCTTAACGACTCACTCGGATCATGTGGGTCTGCCACTTCCCAATTACCACTGACAGCGCGACTAATTGATCGCGCTGCGTATCCATAACATGCCCGGTGTCCTATTCCGACACGGAGGAATTCTGCACCCACAAAACCTATGCTCTGTTTCATAGGATTCAGCCTAATGTTGAGTTCTTTCGCTTTTCTTAGAAGTGTATCAATAGCATCATATGAAGTAGTCGACGCATACACATCATCGCCAGTATGTATACTGTCGATCTCAGACCAAAGTTGTCCAGCACATACCCTTAAGTACGCACAATTCAACACACTATTAATGAATGTAGTTCCTCTGTGACCACTCATCAACGAATGAGTTGCATAACCACAATCCACACCCTCAGCGAATATACGCATGTGATCAAATGATTTAATAAGATTAGCCGACTTATCCGTATCATATCCTATATATTGAGTCAACTCCTCGATCACTATTTTCTGATTCGTAAGTGAATGCTGCATGTCGAAAGAGTCATAATCTAACATGACACTAACTCCGCGCTCTCGCATTCTTCTTATCTTATTACATATGTTCCACACACCTTCTCCTCCAGGATTTAGCAACACACTTCTATTGCGCCATGCGCGCTCGACACCGACCAGTAGATGGTGAAAAGCAGCATATGATACGGTATCACATGACATGATAGGTCTTCCCGGTTTACCGAGTTCCGGTTTGATGCTCGCTCCCACATACACTTTCCCATTAAAATCTTTAATAGGATTGCTTTTGTAGGTCTCAACTGCCATCTTTCTGTACAGTCGGCCGGGTACGTCAACTTTCCATTTGGGCTCCGCCTTCTCCCTGTTTCTACTATGTCCTCCGTTCCTACACCATAACCATCGCTGTGACCATAGTCGATCCATATCTTCCTCTGTGTAACGTGTCAAGTCCAGTTCCTCGTACAGTATAGCCTGAATCGCCAATCTTAAGTCGTCTGAAGGTATATTGACTACATCCATCTCTCTAGTCGTACGCTTCCGAGCTAATTCCTCCACGTCAGGCGTAGTCTCAGGCATGCCCTGAAGGGTTACAGTTTCACACAGTCTCGCACCCCATTCACTGGCATTCATACCACTCGCTTTCACCATTATATTGACACTTTTGCATCCATCCGGATCCAATACGTTCGCCATTGCATACACTAATGGATTATCTACTTTGCCACTCAAAGCCCTTCCGTACAGTATAGCACTACTGACTTGATCGTTAGTCAGATTCCTGATCTGTCCGTACATATTCGACAGTTCACTCACCACTACCATCTCGTTGCTCGATCGTAGCCCACTTAACAAATCCGACAAGAAAATATTCGTTTTTATTCCCTCGCCGTGTGGTTTCTTAACTCTATGAGTCCTATCATTGCCATCTACGAGATACATATGTCGCTCGTGTTTGGCCGTTGAGATCCCCATAACCTCTCTGACTAAACTGTTCACATACCTTACTCTCTCTTCTGACCGACACGTACATAATTTATTCTTATCCTTGTGTCCACGTAAGTTATCTGACAGTCGTCGCCTTCTTTTAGCCATAGAATCACGTATCATTGCACTAGTGCAATTCTCGTCGTACGTCTCGCACAGACTCCGCATATTCTCAAGTACGGCAGTGTGAGACCCGAGCTTGCCCAAACCATTTGACAAGCCAATCCGTGCAAGCTTTATTAAAATATTCTCTGGTATATGCATCTGTATAGTAACACGAGCATACAAGAGAGAAAAACATAGAGCTTGCAAAAGCTTTCCCGTACTCACTAGTGAGTACGCATAATTAAATTGTTCCAGTAATCGTTCATTAATCATATCCATAAATTTATCTTCTTTAAAACATAATAGGAATTTCCCTATAAAACCGAGCGACTCAACTCGTCGCTGTTGGTCCTCGGTCATGTGACCTATTATTGTTCTGTCGGTTGTGCAGTAGTGATTTCATCCGCCTGAATTTCATCAAGACGTTCCTCACCTGCACGACCGGTTATTACAGTTTGATCCCTAGCCGCATCTCTACGTACTATTATGGGCTGAGCGGTCACGGGCGGTCTAGCTACGATCGGCCTCAGCGGCTGATCAACAACTACACGCTTTGAGACTGCTCCTTTCCGCTCCATCGGCTCTCGAGACTCATCCACTATAGCCTCCCCTCGCACAACAGATCCCTCTGGCTTCTTATCATCTGAGATAAAAATCAGCTCGCTGTTAGAAGCAATAAATTGCTCACCCCCCGTCATTCCGAAGTTGTACATGTATGCGCGAGCATTCTCCATAGCCTTTGCGGCTGCAGTCCTCTCCCTTTGTATATGTTTGTCAAAACTTGACAAAGGCCCATCTTTTATTCTGACTGGACGAGAGGCGCTCATCTTTATTCTGGCCGAACATAGTTCACCAGGGTTGTACATGTGTGTCGGCAAGACACTGAAAAGGTCGTCAAAGGTGTGATGCTTGATCATCGCTCCCATGACACTTCCAATATACGTGCACTCAGCCGGAGCTGTTATGCTGCACTGTCCTCGACCCCACACATACCAGCCAATATCCTGAGACAGATTGCGACTCTGCTCCGCACTGTGTTGTCCTCCCTTCAACACCATCTTCTCGGCAATATAGTTCATCGGCCTAATATTAGCCAGACCATCTAAACGATGACCCTGGAGGTAATTTATGAGCGGGACTGTCCTCGCCGTTCTGTGCTCATAACCTATGAGCGTCACCGGACCATTCTGGACCGCTACTCTACATTTTGGTAGAGCATCCACTTCAACATCGCACCCGACGGATACCAATGACCCAAAGCCCTCATTCTCTGCTACTGTTCCAAAGCACTTCTTTAAAATAGTAGTCGGTTCTATCCAATAGAACGGTGCTACTGTCTCATTACCTAAGTGTCGTTCAGGTGAACGAGCCGCCCAAGTCATGCAATTGAACAAGTGATTACTTGCCCGTTCGATGTTACCACTAACACCGAAAATCTTAGCTATTGCAGCTATATAAGCTTCGCTAAACGCTCCGCCATCTAGAGCTATTTTACGACCTAGATCGATTTTTCGATCATGACCTGTAGCATCTGTACTGTATATCGAGGGATAGACTCTATCCTCGATTCGGATACAAGGATCCGCCACTGTTACTGCCGCTGCTGTGCTCAGTAGTATCGAATCGATACATGCACACAGTTGGCTATCATTGTTGGGTGAGGGCATCGGAAGTGCGTTATACGCAGTGACATTATCCATGAAAATACCACCGAATGGAGATTTGAAACCTCCCTTGCGCAAAACGGTACGCATAAAACCTCCCTCATCACTATGTCCCACTACGGTGTTCATAGCGTGAAAGCCACGTGTAATAGCATACGCCATAACTGCTCCATTTCCCCCTAAGTCATACATAGATAGCAAAATGCGCAATCCTGCATAACAACCGCTTACCAAAGCGCCATCTGCATAGTCCATCATAACTGGACAGTTATTGCCGTCCATCTCAAGTACGTCTGTATAGACAGTACTCCCATATGCATTTACAGCACTCACTAAGGCATTAAAAGCGCTGGGTCCTTGTATAGTAGCTGCTGTTCTCGGTATGAAAACTGCAGCGCTATTGCTACTGATAGGATCTGTCGGTATTCCCAATCCCCTTATATTAAGAGGTTTTCCTCCGCGCAACTCTGTTGCTGTCAGACTCCCCGTATTGTTGTACTTTGCTATCCCCTTAGCCAATTGAAAGCCAATAGCAGATAGGTCCATATAATCATACGTCCCAGTAAAATTAGTAAATTTTTTATGCAATGCAGCCAATTGAAAAGAGACCACATCGCTCATTTGAACCACTTGGGTCATTTGATCCTCTGGTTCAACGATATGTTTAAGCATAGTTGCTTGCTCCATACCGCTTAATCCTATTTCATATAGGATAGATTTGTTAGTTGCATCTGGCAACGAACGCATTGAGGTTGACATCGACATGGTGGATACATATCTGCGATATGTATCTAATGCCGTCAACTTGCCACTACGGTCATTGCACAGGATGCCTGATAAGATTGCAAGAGCGCTATCGACTACTCGATCCTCGCTCAAAGATTGTTTATTCTCGTTCATTCTAATCACTGAATTAATTAAAGTATAGCCGAACTACAAGTTTATAAAAAAAAGTAAAGAATTAGACTTCACAGGAACCCTCCATCTTCAAAATTACTTTCACGAACTATCCCAGCTCCGTTCTACTTGCTACTGAGAGGTAGGGGTGATCATCCGCGTTACAAACACATTAGCCGTACTTCAATAATTGCTGTCGCCCTGTTAAGACACGACAACCTGGACATTGTACCGTTATGAGTTGTCTTTCTGAGAGTATGGTTACAGTGTTTAAATAACATCGCGATTACATGCGTGAGAGCCAAGGAAAATGTTCCTCTAAATTAATT